GGCCAGACTACCAAGAAACTAAACAAGAAATACTTCAAGGGGAATTTGAGGTTCGTGTTGAACGTGATACCCTCATAGCAGAAACAGACTGGTGGGCAACATCAGACCGCACGATGACAGCAGAGCAAACTGCTTATCGTCAGGCACTACGTGACATCACTGGTCAGGCTGGCTTTCCAACTAACATCACATGGCCGACTAAGCCGTAGTAAACTTTCCTCTTGACAAACCTAAACCGATAGGCTATCATGGCATCTATAGACCAAATCAGACAGGCAGCAGAAACTGACTTAGTTACATTCATTAGGCTTGTAGCTCCTGAACAAGTACTAGGTCAATGTCATGAAGACGTTTGTAACTGGTGGGATCGGGAAGGCTCCAAGTCTCACCAACTACTTCTATTCCCTCGTGACCACGGCAAGTCTCGTCTTGTAGCTTACAGGGTAGCTTGGGAGTTAACCAAAGACCCAACCTTACGTATCCTATATATATCAGCCACAGCTAACCTAGCTGAGAAACAACTAGGCTTCATCAAGAGTATCTTAACCTCTGAGGTATATAGTCGTTACTGGCCAGATCATGTTCATCCTGAAGATGGTAAACGTACACGGTGGACTAACTCAGAGATCATGTTGGACCACCCAGCCCGTAAGAAAGAGAATGTACGTGACCCTTCTGTTTTCACTGGTGGTCTTACCACTTCTCTTACAGGTATGCACTGTGACATTGCAGTTCTAGACGACATTGTAGTTTATGAGAATGCCTACACAGGTGAGGGCAGAAACAAAGTAAAGAGTCAATACTCTCTTTTGTCATCCATTGAGGGTGCCGACGCTAGGGAGTGGGTAGTAGGTACTCGTTACCACCCAGCTGACTTGTACAACGATCTACTCCAGATGGAGGAAGACTTGTATGATGATGACGGTAACAAGGTAGGTGAAGAAACTATCTATGAGATCTTTGAACGTCCAGTAGAGGAAAACGGTGACGGTACAGGTCAGATGCTATGGCCTCGTAGTCAACGTAGAGATGGTAAGTGGTTTGGTTTTGATATAAGAGTCCTAGCTAAGAAACGAGGACAGTACCTAGACAAGGGTCAGTTCCGTGCACAGTACTACAACGACCCTAGTGACCCAGACAACGTACCTGTAGGTAGTGACAAGTTCCAGTACTTCGAACGTAAGCACCTACGCCAAGAGAACGGTTACTGGTTCTACAGAGATAACAAGCTTAACGTATATGCAGCTGTTGACTTCGCATTTAGTTTATCAAAGAAAGCCGACTACACAGCTATTGTTGTCATAGGCATTGATGCAGAGAACAACGTGTATGTCTTAGACATTGACCGTTTCAAGACTGACCGTATATCTGATTACTTTGATCATATCTTTCAGTTATCAACTAAGTGGTCATTCCGCAAGATGAGAGCAGAGACAACCGTTGCTCAGGTAGCCATCGTTAAACAACTCAAGGAGCTAGTGAAGCAGCATGGCCTGTCACTGAGCATCGAAGAGTTCAGACCTAACAAACACCAAGGCAACAAACAGGAACGCATCTCAGCAGCCCTTGAGCCTCGTTATGACAACCTTAGTATGTGGCACTACCGTGGTGGTAATACTCAAATACTTGAGGAAGAGTTGTCATCCCGTAACCCACCACACGACGATGTTATTGACGCATTGGCTTCAGTTGTGGACATGGCAATAAAACCATCACGTAACGTCCGTAGGGATCGTGATAACGTGGTACAATTTAACAAAAGATTTGGTGGAGTTTCCTTCTAATGGCTGGAACAACTATTGACCTAGATAGCATGATCGACCCACACGCACTAGCTGTGGACATTGCTAATCGTTGGACTACTTGGAATAAAGCTCGTCAGCCTAAGCTAGAGGAATGGAAAGAGTTACGTAACTACATCTATGCTACAGATACTCGTACCACATCTAACAGTAAGCTACCGTGGACTAACAGCACAACTACTCCTAAGCTGACACAGATTGCTGACAACCTACATGCTAACTACTTCTCAGCATTGTTCCCACAGAAGCGTTGGTTCCGTTTTGAAGCTAACGATCAAGACTCAGCTACCAAGATGAAACGAGATGTTATCCAAGCTTATATGGAGAACAAGATTCGTCAGTCTGATTTCACAACAACTGTCAGTAAACTTCTTAACGACTACATCCAGTACGGTAACTGTTTCGCCACTGTTGAGTTCACACGTGACGTTACTGAGTATCAGGTAGGTGACCAAGTGCCTCACTACGTAGGCCCTCGTCTGGTACGCCTTAGCCCCTTTGACGTATGCTTTAACCCGATAGCACCTGACTTCGATAACAGCCCTAAGATCATCCGTTCAGTTGTCACCCTCGGTGAGATTGCTCGTAAGGTTGAGGAGAGTGTTGACAACGCCTACATGACTCAGATCATGGAGAAGATGTTAGGTAACCGTGCCCATTCCTCAGGTAATGACATTGATGTGTCAAAGTCACAGGCATTCATTGCTGATGGTTTCTCATCCTTGCAGGAATACTACGAATCTAACTACGTAGAACTTCTTACCTTCTATGGTGACATCTATGACAACGACACAGGGGTCTTCCATAAGAACCGTGTCATCACAGTCGTAGACCGTTCATACATCCTCACCAATGAGCAGAACCCTAGTTGGCTAGGTAAGTCACCAGTGTTCCATGCAGGGTGGCGTGAACGTCCTGATAACCTCTATGCGATGGGTCCCTTGGACAACCTAGTTGGTATGCAGTACCGCATCGACCACTTAGAGAACTTGAAGGCTGATGTCTTCGATCAGATCGCCTACCCAATGCTTAAGATCCGTGGTGACGTAGAGGACTTCGACTTCGAACCAGCTGCTCGTATCTACATGGGTGAAGAGGGTGACGTAGGTTACTTAGTTCCTGACTCAACAGCTTTGAATGCTGACTTTCAGATTCAGAACCTAGAGAACAAGATGGAAGCCTTAGCTGGTGCCCCACGTGAAGCTATGGGTATCCGTAGTGCAGGGGAAAAGACAGCCTTTGAGGTTAACCAGCTAATGACAGCTGCTGGTCGTATCTTCCAGCACAAGACAGCACACTTCGAACGTGTGTTCCTTGAGCCAATCCTGAACTCAATGTTAGAGTCTGCTCGTCGTAACATGGACTATGCTGACACTGTACGAGTACTGAATGACAACACAGGTTTGTTCTTCTTTGAGCAGATCACAAAGGAAGACATCAAAGGTAACGGACGTATCGTTCCAATGGGTGCTCGTCACTTTGCTGAACGTGCTAACCGTGTACAAGGTTTGACACAACTGTACCAGCTTAAGCTAGCTGACCCAACGATGGCTGCTCACTTATCAGGTAAAGAGTTTGCTCGTCTACTTGCAGATGAACTAGGTGAACCAGCTTTGTTCGGTGAGAACGTCACAGTCGTTGAGCAGATGGAAACACAGAAAGTTGCCACAGAAGCACAAGTTGACTTTGAGGAAGACCAACAGATCGCCATGGAGCAAGGTCTCTAAATGAAGACCGCATGGCTAAAAGAATGTAAGACGAAAGAAGAGAAAGCACAGGTACGACAACTTATCTTGTCAAACCGTGAGAGCCTTGACCGTCTTCAAGAAATCCTAGGGCCTATGCTCAAGGACATCCCACCTACTGCTGACTATGACAGTCCTTCATGGGCTTTCAAACAGGCTGATAGGATCGGGTTCAACCGAGCACTAACCACGGTGCTTGATCTTATCAACCTAGACAAGGAATAAAACATGGTATTTACTGACGGTGCTGAAACCACACAGACCGACCAGTCCCCAGAGAATCAAGCACAAGAGACCTCACCACAGGAATCTTATGTACAGAAACTCGTAGAGGCAAAGGGAGATAACTGGAGCAATCCTGAGACTCTTGCTAAAGGTAAACTCGAAGCTGATGGCTACATTAAGACTCTAGAAGAGCAGCTAGCACTCATGCGAGAGGACATCCAGAAGAAAGATTATCAAGCTCAAGTTCTTGAACAACTCCAGAATAAGGCCACTGACACTACCGCAGTGAAGGATGGAGTGCCCAATAATAACGGTAACACGAATGCACAGAACACCACTGATGGCATTAGTGAGGAACACCTGAAGAGCCTTGTTGAGAAGACACTGACACAGAGGGAGAACGATACTGCTGTCAAGCAGAACCTATCCCACGTAGATCAGGAGCTAAGCAAAAGCTTTGGCACAGAAGCCACAGCTGTTGTAACTAAGAAAGCTGAAGAGCTAGGTATGTCAATGGATCGTTTACGTGACATTGCAGCTGAATCTCCTAACGCCTTCTTTGCTCTTATCGGTGAAGCACCTAAAGCCCAACAGAACCCTATGGTTCAAGGCTCGGTACGAACTGAGGGTGTCAATATGCAAGTCTCGGCAGAACGTAATTGGTCATACTACCAAAAGCTACGCCGAGAGAACCCACACGAATACTATTCTCCCCGTAATCAACAACAACTTATCTCAGATAAGATGAAGATGGGTGATAGGTTCGGTAACTAAACTCTCTTAAATCAAACTAAAAGGACTAGCACAATGGCTGGCATGATTTCCTCCAATGCTGATACACAGCGTTTAATCCGTTCAGAGGTATACTCTTCTGAACTAAAAGACATCCTACGGGACGAGATGCAAGCACAACGTTATGTACGTATGCTTGACGGTTTCCCAGATGGTGACACTTTCACAATCCCAACAATCGGTAAAACAACCGTAGCTGACTACACAGAAGATGCAGCAGTTGCTTACACACCGATGGACACAGCTGAGTTCTCTTTCACAGTTGACAAGTACTTGCAGTCTGCAACATACCTAACCAAGAAAGCTGCGCAAGATTCATTCTACTCAGCACAGCTTGAAGCACGGTTTGTACCAGAGCAAGAACGTGCCATCCTTGAGCACTTTGAGTCAACCACATTTGCATCTCCAGAAGTTGGCGTATCAGCTAACTCTGCAGAAACAACTGATGGCATTGCTCACCGTATCTCAGGTGGTAACTCAGGTGTCATGGAACTAGCTGACTTTGCATTCGCACGTTATGCGTTGAAGAAGTCTAACGTTCCAGATCGTGGCTTGGTTGCTGTTGTTGACCCATCCGTTGAGTACCAACTGAACACATTGACAAACTTGACCAACGTGTCAAACAACCCAATGTTTGAAGGTATTGTTCGTGACGGTATCGCAACTGGTATGCGTTTCGTAGCTAACGTCTATGGCTTCGATGTATACACATCCAACTACTTGAAGACAACTGTTGCCGATGCTGCGTTGGTAGAGAAAGATGGCTCAACAGCCAACGACTTCTCATCTAACAACGGTGTTGCTAACTTGTTCTTCTCTGCTGATGCGGGTGCTAACCCATTCGTTGGTGCATGGCGTCAAATGCCAGAGGTTGACTATGAGTACAACAAAGACAACCAACGTCACGAGTATGTTACTACTGCTCGTTACGGTGTAAAGAAGTACCGTCCAGAAGGTATCGTTACAATCGTAACTAACCCTGCTGTATAATACTCTAGGGTGTCCCTTAACGGGGGCACCCACTAACTTTACTCTTGACAGATGCTTCAGACCCCTGTATAATTTCTTTACCTTGGCAGGGCCACTAGTATATATCCCCTACGGAGATTCCCCATGGCTAACGTAAACCACTCCACTCTTACTGATCCCTACCTGCATGAGCCTAAGGGTGTCTCTACAGCTTCTTCTGGTCAAGTCTACAAGGCTAACGGTTCAGGTTCAGGTACATGGTCGTCGCAGACTACTCGTTCTGTATTCACTGTTCATTTAGCAGACTTATCTTCAGCAGAGAACATCTACTGTCCTATTCCTTTCGGTGGTACCGTTAGTCGAGTAACTTCAGTACTTGAAGGTTCTATTTCTGGTGGTGATGTAACCGTCACAGTTAAGAACTCCTCAGCTGCAACTATGGGTACCATTACAGTTACTCAATCAGGCTCAGCTGCTGGTGACATTGACTCCTTAGACCCTTCATCTAACAATACAGCCACAGATAACGACTACATACTAATCCAGACAGATGGTGGGGCCAGTACTCACGTTGACTTCATGGTCTCCGTTGTAGTGGAGCATGTGTAATGAAGACTACACTCCTACAGATAGTACAGTCTATCCTTAGTGATATGGACTCAGAGGGTGTCAACAGCATTAGTGACACAATCGAAGCTCAACAGGTTGCTTCAGTAGTTGAAGACACGTACTACAACATTATAGCTGCACGGGATATTCCTGAGCATAATAAGTTGATGTCACTTGTATCTGCAGGTAACTCAGCTAAACCTACTCACTTCAGTTACCCAATTAACACAAAGCACGTCGAACGTATTGAATACAACATTGGCACAGCTGCAGACAAGAACTATCAGGTTATCTTTTATGTTGAGCCTATGGTCTTCCTTGATCGAATGGACGAAGACGACCTACGTGTTGAGACCTTTGAAGCTGGTGTAGACATCTTTGTCAACTCCACTAAGGCCCCTTCATACTACACATCTTTCGATGACGAATACATCATCATGAATGCTTACGATTCAACAGTAGAAGCTGCACTACAGAACAACAAGGTTCGTGCGTTTGGTTCTACCTACCCAATCTTTAGTCAAACAGATACACACAAACCTGATCTAGACAATACAATGTTTCCAATGCTTTTAGCTGAGTCTAAGTCAGCTTGCTTCTCCTTGTTTAAAGGTGGTCCAGATCCTAAGGTGGAACAGTCGTCTCGTCGTCTCAAGTCCTACATCCAGAACAACATGCACAAGAGTAGTCGTGCTAACATTAAGAATAAATACGGGAGAAAGTAATGGTTGAGTTCTTTCATGACACACAGAACCAGACGTGTGTATGTAAGACTGACAAGATGCTCTCAACCATAACGATCTCTAAGGAGATAGGCGGTTATTGTTTCTTTGTTGTTACTGTCGAGAAGGGAAGTGTTCCTACTGAATTAGGTGGTCGGTACTCAAGTATACCTAAAGCCCAGACAGCAGTTGAGCAGTACCTAAAAACCAAACGTAAGTCAGCTACAGTTCGTAGAAACGAGTTTAGTGAAGACTTCGACAAACGTAAGAAGGTAAAAGATGCCGCAAAGTCTAGGTCAAAAGTCAGTAAATAACTTTGTTCGTGGTCTCATTACTGAGGCTTCTGAACTTACGTTTCCTGAGAGTGCTTCTGTAAATGAAGCTAATTGTGACCTTCGTCGTGACGGTACACGTAGACGTAGGTTATCAGCCAAGGTAGAGGACAGCAATGTGTTGTCTTCTTTTACTTTGTCAGATACCGAAGTTGTTGCTACAGGTGATTGGGAAAACGTTGGTGGTAATGCTGACCTGACCTTCCTTGTTGTACAGAAAGGTTCTACCCTTTACTTCTATAACAAAGCTGATCTACCTTACTCAGCACAGATCGAAGCTGCATCCTTTAACCTTGCAACCCATGAATACGCAGGTTCAGCTGGTGCTGAGACAGTTAAGTGTCAGTTCACAAGCCTTAAGGGTAACCTTATAGTATCCTCCCCAGCTATCAATACGGTAGCCATTGAGTATGACGCAGGTACCCTCACAGGCACAGCTGTAGCCTTTAAGACTAGAGACTTTGAGTGGCAGGGTGACATTGACACATACTACTCAAACGACAGCACACCATCTGATGCACGTAAGTACGATGCACAGAACGCAGGTTGGAACGTAGGTAACGGTTCACCATCTGTCTTAACCAAACGTCTTACTCACCCTTGGTTCTCAGGTAAAAACGAAAACGGTGCTTATTCCTCAAGTGAGTGGGAGCTAATCTACGGTGGTACATCACTTACAGGTAACGGTCACTACCTACTTGACTTCTTTAACAAGGTTCGTCCTTACGTAGGCACAGAGGCTGAGACCTCACGTTTCCGTTGTGTTGAGTCCTTTGCTGGTCGTATCTTTTACTCAGGTCTTGAGAGTTCTAAGAACGCAGGTACAATCCTGTTCTCCAAACTAGTTGACACAATTAATGACTTAGGTCGTTGTCACCAACAGAACGATCCAACATCTGAGAACATGTCAGACTTGCTGGCCACTGACGGTGGTGAGATCAAGATCCCTGATGCTATTAAGATCCAACGTCTATACGCATACCAGTCATCTTTGTTTGTCTTTGCTGAGAACGGTGTATGGCAGATCACAGGTGTTGACGGTATCTTCTCAGCTTCACAGTATTCCGTTAACCGTGTGTCACGTGTGGGTCTACTACAGCCTGAGACCTTTGTATCAGCTGATGGTACACCTTTCTGGTGGTCACGGTTCGGTATTCATACATTACAGAGTGACCCAGTATCTCTACAGGGTTCAGAGCAGAACTTAACAATCCCTACCATCCAGACCTTATGGGATAATATCAGCACAGATGCTAAGCTTAAGGTTACAGCTGCCTACGATAGTATTAACAAACGTATCTACTGGGCTTACCCTGATGCTGGTGAGACTGTATCGTCTAAGCTTAATAACTTCCTTATCTTGGACATCCCACTACAGGCTTTCTTCCCATGGAAGGTATCAGATCAAACATCAAACACATCTTCAGTTGTAGGTTTGTCATTCTACTCAGGCTTCGGAGCTAAGAACCTTGAACTTGATGTGACAGCTAACAACGGTGCTGATGATGTTGTTGAAGGTAGTGACGACATTGTATCCCTTCAGGTGTCAACCTTTAACACGGGTGACCCAGCTATTGTTCTACTTGTTCGTGACGGTGCAACCAACAAGATAACTATGGGTGGCTTCACAGGCACTGACTTCTTGGACTGGGGTGACACAGACTACTCATCCTTTGCTGAGACAGGCTATGACTTCATTGGTGATCTTGTCACTAAGAAGAATGCACCATACATAGTGGTTTACTCTCGTCTTACAGAAGAGGGCTTCACAGGTAACGAAAACACAGGTTACGAGTCTATCCGTCCGTCATCACTTAAGGTCTCAACAGCTTGGGACTTTAATGATACTTTTGGAACTAGCCAACAAGCATACAGATTGAAGCATCCAGTGGTTGTCAACCCCAGCAACTTGTCTGACTTCAATTATCCTGAGGATGTGGTCACCACCAGACTTAAAGTATTAGGTCACGGTAGGTCAGTCCGTATCCGTTACGAGAGTGAATCAGGTAAAGACTTCTTGCTTCTAGGTTGGGGTTTAATCCAAGGAAAGAACCCAAGGTACTAATGGACTTCATCTCAACAAGCCTGTTTGGAATCAAAGGTACAAGTTTTGACATCCGATTAGAGTACAACGAAGAGTACATCATAGTTCACTTACCCAGAGTAAGCAAGATGGACAAAAGAGCCTTCGTTGAAATGAAAACACTACTTAACGACTGGATCAAGTTCTTCAATACAGTCGGGTACAAAGTTTTATTTGCAGTAGTAGAACCAAACAGCACTACTGAAAGACTAGCTGTACTACTAGGTTTTACTTTTGTAGCACCTCATGAAGATCAACATGTTTATAAGTACGAAGGATAAGTTATGGCACAAGTAGTTATGGCAATCGGCGCAGTAATTGCTGCAGGTGCCACTGTAAAATCAATGAACGAACAAAAGAAAGCTGGTAGGGCACAAGCTGCAGCTTCAAATACCCAGATTCAAATGCAGAAGACAAAGGCTACACGTGAACGCCGTCAAAGTATTCGTGCAAATATAGCTGCTCGTGCTCGTATGAGAAACCAAGCTCAACTAACTGGTGTGGCTGGTAGCTCAGGTGCTGAAGGTGGTACATCAAGTGTAAGTTCACAAGGTGGAGCTAACCTAGGGTTTAGTTCCCAGATGTCAGGTCTCGGTCAACAGTTCACAGCCTTCTCAGGTCAGGCTGCACAGGCAAGCTCAAGAGCCTCTATGTTCGGTAGCCTAGCTAACCTAGGTATGCAGGGCTTGTCATTTGGAGCCAGTATGCAAGGTGGTGGAAGTGATACCCTCGGTGGTGCGACTCAGTCAGTTAGTGGCCCTATGGCTTCAACCAATGTACGGCCCCCTGTAAGACGTGGTTAAGAGCTACCTAGTACCCAATACCTTAAAGTAAGGACACTTCTATGGCTAATCCCATTTCTCTTGAAGACCAAATAGCAAACGAACAGGTTCTCAAGGGAGAAGTTGAGGACGTATCATCTACTGAGATCTATGATGCTAACCTACAGACCGAGATCAACAGGGCACTAGAACTTGCCATTGGTACAGGCCAACCTCTTGACGTTGTTAAGGATGCACGTAGTAAACTTGACACAACCCTTGAGCAGACAGCTTTAGCTTCATCACCTGTTGTTGATGTTAACGGTCTTGTTGACAAAGGTATAGAGAACGGTATCTCAGCTGAGGACCTAGCTACTGTCATCAGGGAACGGAACGAGAAGAAAGACGATATGTCCTTCGCTGAGTTCTCCCTGTTGCAGAGCCTAGTAGCCACTGATGATTCAGTTAATGCACCAGCTGCTCGTACCCTAGCTAACATGGATGTCTTCGATAAGATGATCCAGAAGAGACTTGAAGCTGATGAGTCGTCAACCCTCAGTAAGGTTGGTCAATTCCTTGACATTCACATTCTTCGTCAGGCTGTCATAGGTAACTTTGAGGACATCACGTATAGCTCTAACCGTTCAGGTGAAGCTATCCGAGAAGCTTTCAACACATTGCCAGCTGATGACTTCAAGCTGTGGGCTGAGGACTTCATTGAAGCTCAGAGCCAAGAGGGTGTCTTCACAGAGGATAGTATCTTTAACCTTTACCGTGCAGTTAATGACAGGACCTACTTAGGTGATGACCCACTAGCTAACGTTGATGCAGCCTTTGGTGCTATTGAGATTGTACCTGTAGCTGGTACCATTCTTAGTCGTGTAGGTAAGGCAGGGATAAGTGCCCTCCGTACAGCACGTGCACTAAAAGCCTTGAACAAAGGTATTGTCGATGCTGACTCTATCGAAAGACTAACTGAAATAGCTAATGCTCGACTACCAGTTGACAAAGTAGCTGTAGTTCGTGGTGAAGTAGAGGCAGCTGAGGTTTTAGCTCGTAACGTAGATGCTGAGGGAGTGCACTTAGATGCAGCTTCGGTAGGTAGACAAGGCCCTGAGGCTTTAGACCCTGTTGCTGGCCCTGATGCTCGCCCTGCTGGCCCTTCTACACGTTTCCATGGTCGTCGTAATGCTCTAATAGAAGCTATTGAGAATATCCGTAAACGTGGTACGTTTGGTCGTATTGTGTCAGACGCAGAAGTAGCAGAAGAAGCTGCAAGAATTGCTGCCCGAATTGCTGATTCAGTAAATGATGTAGTTGTCAACACTGTAACTCGTCGTGATGAGGGTTCAGAGGACTACGTTGTGACTGTTCGTATGGGTAAGTCAGGCACTGGCTCAGCCTTTCGTCGTAAGATGGATGCTGAAGCTGTAGCTGCACAAGACCCTAGCCTGTATGTTGTCAAACGTGATGATGGTCGTGGTTGGTTTGTTGAGACTGAGCAGCGTATTGACATACTAGGTATGCCAGAAGCAGCACAAGCCTATAAATACAACAACATTGTAAGTGATGCCATCTCTAAAGTCTTTGGTGCATCTACTCGTAGACTGAGTGACAAGGTAGGGGCTATGTTCCTACAGGCTGAGGCTGGTTTGTCACTACTACCCAAGATTGCTAAGCCCTACTTAAAGTCATTCAACAGTCTTAAGGGTGCAGACAAGGAAGAGTTGAGTTCATTCTTTGAGCACCTTCGTGACGGTGACCTATCTCACCTACGTGAAGCCCCTGACACAGTTCGTTTTAAAAGCTTATACAAGACTATGTACAAACGTGCACCGTCTAAGCAGACAGTAAAAGCATATGAGGACCTACAGGTTCTTAACGATGCGTCATGGCACATGAAGTCAGAGAAACGTCTAAAGGATACAGTGGCAGCTAATGGTGTCTATGCTGAACTTGCAGATGGTTACGGTGACGTTGCCTACAAGGTTGACCAACCAGCTAACAAACTAGCTGATGACGACATGATCTATGATATAGCTACTGGTCGTTCAATCCCTAAGACTGACTTAGGTTCTGATCAACTTGTATTCAAGGTACCATCAATCTTCGAAGGACACATGTTTGTCACTAACGTGAAACGTACTCGTGTACTCGAACGTGTTGACGTGATGCCATATAACGTTGGTGGTCCTCGTACTAACAGCCAATTCCGTTGGTTCGTAGGATCTAACCGTACAGTAACTCTAGCTTCAGGTAAAGAAGTACAACAGGGTTTCAGTACGATCTTAGGTTCCTTTGGTCAGAAGCAAGCTAAGGCTGCAGTTGACGAACTTAACAACATCACAGCTGAGATTAGACGCCTACTAGAAGAGCAGAGTGTAGACAACATTGGTGACCTTAAACTAACTAAGGCTCAAGAAGAAGAACTCGGTGACTTCATCCGTGCTAACAACAAGTGGGACCCTGAGGTTACTGACCTAGCTGACCTACAGAGAATTGCAGAGAAGAAGAAGTTTACCTTCACTGAGAAGTTCGCAGGTAAGGCTCGTGATGAACGAGTATCAATCGGTGATGACATAGATGACACCCACTTCGGTATGTCTGTAGGTGAGTCACACAGCACACGCCTTAACGAGAAACGTGGTGACACAGTTCTCAAGGAATACGGGGGTGCACTTCCTGTCAATGCTAGTCCAGCTGCAGCTATGGCTGACCAGTTCGGTTCTGAGACCTTCGGGTATGCTAACCGTGCAGCCTCACAGAATGCAGTTGTGTCATGGGTTAAGCTAGCTGAGACAACAGGTGGTGCTGTAACGTTCCCTACAGATGTAGGCAAGAATGATTACCTCGGTAGGTTCCTAGGTGCTAAGGTGTCAAAGACTGGTGGTTACGACGACATCACTGCCCAGCTACGTGAACAACAAGACGTGATTAAACGTAGATTGAACCAACCAACATGGTTAAGTGACAAATGGGAAGTAGCAACTACACAAGCTACCGAGTTTATCTTCGGGGCCACAGGTAAGAAGGTTGACCTAACTGGTTCTGACCCAGCATCACGCCTTATGCAGGTAGGTTTCTACTCTAAGTTTGGTTTCTTGAACATTGATCAGTTCGTGTTACAGAGCCTTCACTCCCTGACAGTCGCAGCTATCTCGCCTATCCATGGCTCAAAGGCTGTAGGTATGGCTACACCACTACTTGTCATCACTAAGCTTAAGGATGGCCCTACTCGTGCATTAGCTATCAAACGTATGGCTAAACTCACTAAGCCTTTAGGTCTAGATGAAGCTGAACTAACCGATATGGTTGACTGGATTAGCCAGAGTGGTCGTAACATCGTTGATGATTCCATTGTGGAACTTCAGGGACCACAGAAGTACGGTGCCTCAAGCAATCTACTAGCTAAAGGAAAAGAAGCAGCTGGTGGTCTACTAGACAAGAGTACTGTCTTCTTTAAGGAAGGTGAACGTGCCTCTCGTATGGTAGGCTTGGTGACAGCTTACCTTGAGCACAGAGCTAAACGTCCAAATGAAAGCCCTATGTCAGATGAAGGTCTACGTTGGCTCACGAACCGTGAACAAGACCTAACATTCCGTATGACATCTCAGTCAAAGAACCTTGTAACTGGTGGACCTGCTCGTGTACCTGCTCAGTGGTTGTCATTCACAATGGCAGCTATGGAGAATGTAATCGTTGGTCGTAACTTCACAGCTGGTGAACGTGCTCGTATGGCCCTAGCTATGGGACCTATGTTCGGATTGACAGGTGTAGGTGCTGGTCACATGACAGGTTACGTAGTCGAGAAGATGGGCTATGAAGCTGATGACCCAGATGCTGTAAATGCGTACAATAACCTTAAGTTTGGTTTCATGGATCAAGCCTTGTCATACCTACTGGGTACTGAGACTGCGTATGCGACCCGTGTAGCCCCTATTGATCAGGTCTTTGACGTGTTTAGAGGCTTCAAGGAAGACAGTGTTCTAGAGACCCTATTTGGTCCATCAGGTTCTATTGTCAATGACATCCGTAAGCCTATCTCTAATGCTCTTGGTTACATCATGACTGAGGGTTCATGGGAACTACTCAAGGATGACGCAATTCAGGTTGCTCGTAACATCTCTACGGTAGATAAGATCTACAAGATACGTGAGATCGTTGAATCAGGTAACTACATGAGTAAAACTAGTAAGGTAGCTGTCAGTGGCATGGAAACCAACGATGCCCTTTCTGTTGCCTTCGGTGCTACACCAGCACCTGTACAGAACTTCTATGACTTCAAGGATATTCAGTACAAAGAGACAGCTATTGTCAAAGAGACACGTACTCGTCTACAACAAAAAGCTAGAGTTGCATTAAACCTCTTGAATAGTGGTTCAAAAGATGATATGATAAGAGGTGATCGTATGTGGGAAGCTATTAACGCAGAGATTTCCCTGTCTCCTCTATCTAAGAAGAACAAGGCTTCGATCACAAGGTCTCTAGTGACAGCTAATGACATCCTAGACCTCCTGAGAACAGCTTCTGGACTAACTCCATCTGCTCAGTTCGAAGCCCGTATTCTAAATCAACAAGTAAATTAAGGAAAAACTATGGCTGGATTCTCAGTAGACGTAGGTGACGCAGGTACATCCTACGCACAAGGAGTAGCTGCACCTAGTTCAGCCTATAGCTCCCCCACAGCAACAGGTCTTGAGGGTCTAGGCAAACTATTGTCAGCCTTTGAGCCTCGTAAAACTGCTGCACCAACACAGGCTGACAAAGATAAGACCACTAACGCAGCTTTGGCTGCAAGCCTACACGCCTTGAAGGGTACAACTGACGACCCAGTTAAGCTAAAGAATGCTGTTGAAGGTGTCGTAGCTAAGCACACAGCTGCAGGTAACAACTTCGGTGATGAAGAGAAGGCAGCTGTAGAGGCTATGATCGGTGTACCTTTTGAGATAGCTACCTTTGATGCTCAAGAGCAAGCCTTAGAGCAAGGTATACAAGGTTTACAAGAAAACTCAGGGCAGTATGCACTAGCTGTAAAGACACTTGCTGAGCAAGGTAACGAAAACCCTACCGACATGGAAATCCTAGCTCAAGCTACCGCATACCAACAGAGAATGGGTGCAGCTGGTTTACTTGTAGCTGAGGCTAAGGAACTAGGTGCTGAGGCTTTCATGACACAAGAACTACCAGCTTCTATGCTTCTTCTGGATGGCTTAGAGAAAGAGTTCTGGTCACTATACAGTGTTGAGTCAGGTGGTGGTGAACTTGAACCACAGTTCCTAGCTCAAGCTGATGCAGCTTTGCTTCAAGTACGTGGTCAGTTAGCCCAAGGTACAGGTGTCACAGACGAGATGTTTAAGCCAGTTAAGGCACGTCTTGACCAACTAGAAAACATCTTGAAGATCACTAAGTCTTTCGATTCTACTGTACTAGCTACAACTGAGGCTGACCTTCAAGAGCATCTAACTAAGGTTCGTTTGAATACTGTCAACCAGCTACTAGACGCAGGTAAGACTGATCAAGCTAACATGGTTATGAACTTAGGTCCTGAGTACTGGGCTACAACTGCAGCACAGAACTACTCTAGTGTAGCTAAGAGCCTCAACGAATTAGGTGGTTCTAAAGTTGACAGAGAGCCATACTCTATTCCTGTTAATGCTGAGGTAATGTCAACAGGCCCTGAACAACCTAGTTCTGGTGGAGTAGACACTTTACCTACCTTCACAGATGAAGCTATCGAACACTCTAGTTCCCTTGAGAAGGGTGCCGTCATAGCTAACTTAACTGTGGCTGCAGCTGAGAATGCTTCACTTACACCTGAATCCGTTAAGGATGACACAGGCCTTGAGATCTTCACAACTAACGCCACCAAGACAGCTAGTATTCTAGCTAACAACGGTAGCCTCATGAAGACAACTACGATTGACGAGACCTTGACACCTGATTTCTTCTCTAAGATGAAGATCTTGAAGAGAGAAAGTCCACAGGTATGGGGTAACCTTAGGGATAAGTGGAAAGAAGCACTCCTAACACAGCTTAACATTTCAGCTACAGCTTCATCAGGTACCATGGCTGACTCATATATCTCAGTGAGTGCATTGGGTGAGTTGTCATACCGTTTCGATAAGAAGAAAAGTGGTGAAGGTAACTTACTGTCAATACCATTGAACCCTAAGACAGCAGCCTTAGTAGAAAGCTATGCAACTACGTATTATAACGGTGACATGTTAAGTATGTTCAAGGACCGTGGTCGTAAGCTAGATACCTTTTCTCGTAACCAAGAGGGTGTTGACTCATTCCTTCGTGAAGGTTCACGTGACTTGTCAAAAGCCATGGGTATTGCTCGTCAGACTAAGTACTACTCAGATAAGCTTAAGCAACTAGGTGTTGAGTCTAAGGACTTGGAAGCTTCACTGGTTAACGAAGTACCAGACGCTAGTAAAGACAAACTAGGTTTCAACATCAACAACCCAATGCAGATTGTGTGGTCCGATGAGACGGATGTTGACGAACTACTCTTTAACGGTTTGGCTGTTGGTCAGTACTTTACTAACCGTAATGGCGACATTGAACAGAAGGTACGATAACATGGAACCACAATTCGGAAGCAGATCACGTATCGTCGTATCGACAAAGCCTAACACAGAGACACCTACTCCTCCACAAGAACCTGTTCAAGAGGTAACACCCCAAGCTACCCCTGCACAAGCTCCTGTAGGGGCTGACACAGGTGGTATTGAAGGTATGTTACGTTCTTTGCTGAGTGAGTTCCTAGGTGATCGTGGTCAACCAGTCTTACCTGCACAACCTAGTGTTACTACTACAGAGCTAAGCCCTACTATGGATACACTGGCAGTTCAGGATGCACAGGAGCAAGCGGCTATACGTTCCGCTTCTGGTATTACTGAAGCACTAGGTCGTCCTTCTTCACCCACTGCTATGACTGAAGTGAATGGACTTACAACCACCCCTCAAGGTGACTCAGGTACAGGAGTTACTGCAGGTGGTGTTGATGCAATGATTGTCAGAGCACCTACACAAGGTCTTATGAGTCCTCCTGTACAAGGTACTGTATCAGAGGTTGAGGTTGTACCTACAGGTGAGCTTAACAGTAGCCTAAGACCTGAGCTTCGTAATAATCTGTTATCTCCTAATGAAACAACAAAGAATAAAGCAGCACAGGAGTACCTAGGTATAGTAGCTGACGGAGATTGGGGTAAAGGTTCTACTCGCACTCTGGCTGGTTGGCAATACCAAAATGGACTACCTGTTTCAGGGAAGTTAGACGAAGAAACCGTAACTGCAATGAACAACCCTGACACGCAAGACCCACGCACACCGTCTAAAGTGAATACGTCGGTCCTTAATGAAGAAGGCACTGCCCCTGAAGAATCAAAAGTAAAAGCTTGGGCTAAAGATAACATAAAAGACCCTGTACGTGCTGCTGCTTTTGTAGCTACTGTCGAAGCAGAGACAGGTAACAGGGATCTTACAGAACTTGGTTACCTATACTCAGGTGCTAAAGGCCGCAACCGAACACCGAGTGAGTTAGCTGCTAAGCTAGCTAAAGGTAACCCTAATAGGGCTTCTGCTTTCAATGCTCTGGCCCAAGACCCTGAATGGACTGGTGCAAGCAGATCTGTTAAGAATGATATGATCTTCGACATCTACTATGATGATCAGTACCGTTCACCCTCCTTCAGACTAGGTAACACTGAGCAAGGAGACGGGGCTAAGTTTAAAGGAAGAGGTCTGGTTCAGATTACAGGGCGTTCAAACTACGATAATGTGGGTAAGATTCTAGGCATAGACTTGTTGTCTAACCCTGAATTGGTCAACGACCCTAAGTATGCAGCACCTGTAGCTATGGCTTACTTAAGCCTACCAAGTAAAGATTTCTTCTCAGGTACTATGACTAGGGATTACCTTAAGAGTGTAGTGGGTCACTCAGGTGGTTCAGCAGAGGCACAAAGTCGTTGGGACCGAACCACAGAGTTACAGGCAGAGATGTACCCCTGATGTTTGGCCTACCCTTAGAACTCATCACAATGTTATTCTCAACGATCTTAGGTGGCGTAATGTCCATCTGGGGTCAGTCTATGAAGAATAAACACGAACAACAGAAGGCACTCATTGGTGCCGTTAACAAAGCCAGAGAGCATGGCAAGAATGACAAACACTTTGCATGGACAAGACGTATCATTGCACTGTCAGCTGTGTTCTCTATCATCGTACTACCTAAGCTCGTAGCTGTATGGTACCCTGAAGTCAGTGTCGTAGTTGGTTACACAGAAATGCAGGGTGGATTCTTTAACTGGTTGTTCGGTACTACCGAAGCAATACAGTGGAAGGCAGCTTACGGTTTCGTCATCACACCACTAGACACACACATAGTATCAGCCATTGTTGGTCTATACTTCGGAGCAGGGTTTGCAAAATGAATGAACAAGAATGGCATCTATCTAAGTCAGTACCACTAACATTTGTTGTAGCTATCTTCTTACAAACTGTGTCATTGGTTTGGTATGTATCGTCGATGGACAACAACATCAAGAACAACGAGAAAGAACTACTTAGACAGGATGTTCGTCTTAGTTCTTTAGAGGACGTAGTGCAGTCACAGGCCCTTACACTAGCTAGAATAGATGAAAACATAAAGTCTATCAGAATTATGATGGAGAAGGTCTCTGACAGAAATGACCCTCGGTAATGGACCCTCTTACATGCATAGCAGCAGCCAGTACAGCCTATAAAGCTATCAAGAAAGGCTTCGAGGTAGGTAAGGAGATCTCCTCTATGGGGTCTCAACTGAACCAGTGGTCAAAAGCTTTGTCTGACCTTGACTTTGCACATGAGCAAGCCTCTAAGCCACCTATGTACAAGATGTTCTCTGACACACAAAGTCAGGCCTTGGAAGCTTGGTCATGTAAACAACAGGCTAAGGAAATGCGTGAGGAGCTACGTAGCTACATCAGTTTCGTACATGGTCCATCAGCATGGGATGAGATAGTACGTACTGAGGCTAAGATGCGTAAGGAACAACGAGAGCTTGTCTATAAGAAACAAGAGTTCTTTGACAAGTGTGTTAACGTGACGTTGGGTATTCTATTTGCTTTAGCTGGAGCAGCTGGTCTACTTGTACTACTCTTCTACATAGGTAAACAGCAAGGAAAGTTTTAATGGCTAAGAAACCAACAAAGAAGAAAGCTCCAAAGGGTTCACACTACATGCCCAACGGAAAGCTGATGAAGGGTGACAAACACCCAGTGAAAAAGAAACCTAAGAAAAAGACAGGAATAAACTATGCCTAAAGGTCAAACCTCCCGCCCATACAATCGTAAAGAAAAGCAAGCACTGGCCACTAAGAAAAACGTCAGGGCTGCTTCTAAAACTATCTCCTCAACCAATCTGAGAACTGTGTTAGATAGTAAACGAGTTACTTCTGCCTACACTACACTAGGTAAGAATAAGACTAAAGAGTGGGATCGTCAAACAGGGGTCCCTTTAGGTAGGGCTGGGATTACCCGTCAAACTGATCCAAAACTTTTTAGTACTGATGGAAAAAAAAGTAAGAAGTCTAGACAATTAAATAAATCTAGACAATTAAATAAATAAAGTTAAAGCCCCAAGGAGAAATCCAAGGGGCTTTTCTTTTACTCTCCTTCCATCTCTTCAATTAGACGGTCTAGATACCACTGTGCCTTACGTAGGTCTTGCAGTGGTGTTTCTTTGTATCGGTAACGGTGCAGGTATTTCTTGGTGTTACCCTCTAGGTAGCCCATGAACATGACAGGGTCCATGTTGTCCTTCATGTAGTCAATACATTCGATCTCACCATTACCGTAGTGAGGTGGTTCATTTATGTTGTCAACCTCCTCATGGTAGTCGTCATACTCGTGTTGTTTACATTTACCAACACCATCTATTGTCCACTTAGCCATACTATAGTTTCTCCTTCATGAATACTCTAACCCACTGAGCACAGATGTCACTACGAACAATGTCATCAACACCAAACTCAATGATCGGTACAGGTAGTAGATGCTTCTTAGCAAGATGTATAACCTTTGACAACCCATCAGCTTCTTTTAAGTCTGACTGTTGCACATCTCCGTTAAGCACAATGGTTGACCCCTCACCCACCCTTGTCAACAGCATCTTGAGTTCGTGTGTTGTAATGTTCTGTGTCTCGTCAACGATGATGAATGCCTGTTCAAAGGAACGACCACGCATCAGGGCCAGTGGTGCCATCTCAATGTTACCTAGCTTGATGGCTGTCTCGACGGTGCCCTTACCTAGATGCTTCTCTAATACGTCAAGCACAGGTAGTGCCCATGGCATTGTCTTCTCTTGGAGGTCACCCTTAAGGAAACCTAACTCCTTACCTACAGCTACGTGAGGGCGAGTGATAACGATCTTATCTATCTCCTTAGCTGCATACTGCTTGGCTGCAAAGGTAGCTGTGACATAAGTCTTACCTGTACCAGCTGGGCCTAGCACAAAGATCTGAGTACTCTTAGTGAGTGCATCAATGAAGTCTTTCTGCTTGGGTGTACGAGGTAACAGCACTACGGGAGGTTTCTTAGATGCACCCTTGTATGTGGTGCTACGTCGAGGGTCTTGCTTCTTCTTTGGCTGTTGTTGTACCATTAGAGTTTAACCAATTCTGCTTCTGTGAAAGGTATGTGGAAGAACTTCTCGCCTTTGGCTATGTACCTACCCTGAGCCTCCTTAAGGCCCTCCTGAGTAAGCTGTGTGTCCTTGATACGCCATGCCTGTTTGAAGTCAGGACGGAAGATATAAAAGTTAAGTACACCACTGTCACTTGCATACTTCTCAACGAGACGTTGCTTGCGGTGAGGTAGTCTGATCTCTTTCCAGTTAGTGTTCCAGTCACCCTTCCATGCTGTCTTAACCTCAGCCTCATTGAAGTATGTTAAACCGTTCTTCTGAGATACAACATCAACGTTGTAGTTCTCCTCATTAGAGACGATGGTGTGACCTTTACCTTCAAGGTATGACACAAGTGCATCACGTGCTGGTGCATCATAGGCTTCGTATAGACCACGGCTAAAAGCTTTACGTACAGGTTTCAATATTCCTTACCCCCAATAAACTCCACTAAGGATTCCAAGTCACGGTAACCACCTACAAGACTACCATTAGATGCAAAGATCTGAGGTACAGTCTTGATGTTAGCTTCCTTCATGAGTGACAACACCCACTTGCTTGAACCTTCTTCGATGTTGTACGTGGTAAAGTCAATGTTCTTAGCCTTAAGTAAAGCCTTAGCTTTGTCACAGTACTTGCAGTCGTTACGGGTAATCATCGTATACATGTCGGTCCCTCATGTTAAATTAAATGTGAGCAGTTTATGCACATGCTCAGGTAGGGGAGGTTACTCGGAAGGCTTTACTAAGTTGATGGCTTGGTCAACTACAGGCTTTACCATTTCAATAGCTTGAGATGCCACGGGTACGATAATCTCCTCTATGATTCCGACACCGATTACAACCGATACTATGAAGAATAATAGTTCGAACATGTTATTTCCTTTCTAGGTTTATACTAAGTCTACGATCTCACATGAGTCACCTGAACAAGCAAGTGTCTGGCTACCAGATGTGTTGTCCTCATTCTCATACTCTGAAAGCTTGGACCAGTCAATACTTTTAGGCATCACTGACTTAAGCATTTCGTAGTCTGACTTACCACAGTCTTGGTAGGGTGCCTGTTGGTACGTGTGTTCATTGAACGGTAGGAATGACACACCTGACATCTCATCAAAGTGTTTGTATACAAAGGCACCTACCTCTAGCCATTCGTCACCCTTAACGTTGATGGTGACAGATGGTTTATGTTCACACCAGTTGCGTTGGTACATAAGCCACATCTCTAGCTGTTCAATAGCTGTCATGTCTTTAGTGCATACAGCCCCATTAGGTGCCTTCATAGGGAAACTGAACACGGTAGTTTGATCAGGCTTGAATGCGTCTGGCTCGTGAGGGATACCTTGATCCTTCATGAACTGGGTGAGAGGATCTTTGTTATCACCTCTAACGGTGCGGATATAGTAGGGACTGTGTCTAGCATGAATCCCACTGGCACTATCAACCAGTTGTGAAACCGTACCGCTTGGCTTAACACAACTAATAGCAGCAGCAACAGGAATATCGAGAAGCTCAGACCAGACCGCATTGGTATCCACAGCAACTTGTTTAAGATGTGCAAGGGTCTTATCCAATCCTTTGTTCTTGAGGGTCATAAGGGGGTTGTCCATGATGCCCGTTAGTGACACACCAAGTAGACGTTCTTCTTCTGTGTTAGATGTCCACTGCTTACGTAAGTATGGGAACTTAGTGAAGCTAGACTGGATCGTACCTAGGATAGTAGCTAGGCGTACCTTCTCTGATAGTGTCTCAATGGTGTCAGTTGCTCGTACCACACACTCGGTTAGGTTGCAAAACTGGCTTGGACGTAAAATTATTTCCGAACATGGATTAGTTCCGAACTCATAGTTAGAATCACGACGACCATTCAAGGCTGCTTGTTTCTTTGATGCTTCACGGTTAAAGATACCACGTTCACCTGAGCCTGATTCAACCAATGCCATCCACTCTTTCATGAAGGATAGGTTGTCTGGTTTCTCTGTATATGATACACTGTTGTTAGCTAATGCACGTTGAGGGTTGTTCTCCCACCATGCACCTGACTTAGCTGAACGCATACGATCATCTGACAAATTTGACAAACTGATCATAGCCGAACGTCGAACTCCACCGACGACAACTACTTCACCGATCTTACACATGATGTCATGACACTCAACGGATGACAACTTACGGCCAGCTGCCTTCTTGAAGGTGTTAATGGTGAAGTTAAACAAGTCAACCAAAGGTGCAGGGCCAGAGGCACGACCACCGAATGTCTTCAAGGGTGCACCAGCTGGGCGTACCTTAGATACATCCCACGTAGGGATCTCACCACTGTATAGGAGTGCAATCAATTGACGCAAAGACTTAGCCCAACCTTCCTTACTATCCTTGACGACGATGTTGGTCTCACTCTCGAAGAGTTCAGGGATCTCAGGGAGCTTGGAGATGGACTGACGCTCGACACTGAAGCCAACACCAGTACCACAGAGCAAGATAAACATAGCCTCATCGAAGGACTTAAGGTCATCTACGGCTAGGTAGCTACAGTTGTACATACATGTGTTGTCACGTTCAGCAGCAGGGCCAGCTGTCATGAGTGAACGCATAGAGGGCATCACCTCTAGGCCAAGGATGGCTTGCTCTAAGTCGTACTTAGTCTTAGGGTCAACCATGTCACGAATGACATTGACAGAGAACCGTGTCACTGTGTCATCCCATGACTCACGACCAAAACCCTCATGGTACTTAGCATACCGTGACTTGTGAATGAATGATTGATAGTCAGTTGGTAGTTGGTTGCTCATTTGAGTTCTCTTCCTCGGTTATCTTTGTCTTCGTCTAACCACACTAGGCGGTCAATGTCTGATCTACTTAACCCAATGTCATTCAACTCTCGTGTTGTCAACATGTTAAGTTGTTTGATGGCATTACGATGTTCCCGCCATGTAGCTAAGAAGTTCCAGTACCTACGTATCCAACTCATCTATTGTCTCCATTCCCTTTAATCACGTCACGTTCCTTACGGCTACTTAGTTTGTCAATGTTCAAGGCAGCTATCTCATCTAGGTTATAACCAATGTCATTACATATGTTAGTTAGGTACCACAGCACATCCCCTAACTCCTTGGCTACCTCATGACGATTGAATACACCGTCACGTACTTGCTTCTTAACCTTCTCTGCTACCTCACCAGCTTCCCCACATAGGCCCAGTGTTGGGTACAGAACCTTATGTGTAGCTGGGTAGATCGCAAAGCTTACAGCCTTTCCTTGGTACTCTTTAAAGTTCATTCCTCTATCCTTTTCCATTCTTCCATCTCTGCGTCTAGATTAAAGTAGTCATCTAAGTCAAGAAGATTCTCGTCTATCAGGAATTGTACTATGAGTAGCTCTGATATTTCGTTCTGCTCTAACAATAGTGTCAGGCCATAGTTCTCTACGAGAGCACGAAGTTTACTGTCTAAATCAAACATTGTCAATCACCATTAGTTCATATCCGCACTATAGTTAAGGACGATAGGATCAATAGACTTGTCGAAGTACTGGACCATACGGTAGGCACTGTCGAAGTCCTCAAGTACAATCTCTTCCTCACCCATGGTGCCATCATCATACTCGACCAGACATAGGTTGTAACAACCATCGTCATCGTCATTTGAGTAGGGTCCGTTAATTACCTTGTGTAGTTTAAGTTTCACTTCTTCTTCTCCTTTAACCACTCAATGGGTATAGTTTCTCTAGCATACTGGAAACCATGTTTGTCACACCAGTCACCGTATGAACTCTTAGCTCCCTTATAAAGCTTAGCCCTAGGGTTACTGAAAACGAAACGAATGTCAAGCTCTGAATGCTGTGCCTTGACAAATAAATGTTTGGTTCTGTCTGATGAAATGAACCGTCCCTTTGTTTCAATGATGATACCGTTACTGAGTACGAAGTCAGGAGTGTATGTACGCATACGTAGGTCTTGCCACTTAAGCTTGACCTCCTCGTATTGAAACTTAACCTTTCGTTTGTTGAGGAAGTCAGCTGTTCTCTTCTCTAAGCCTGATCTGAAACGCATTTAGGTGGCTCCCATATCTGCCCTACATGTCGTCGTAACCACAGTAGCCTAGCATTCTCAATGACACGAGCCTCGTCACCACCGTAGGCATGAAGGCATTCAAGGTACATATCTTCGTCACTGTGAGCATCAAGGAGTATCTTCTCTGCCTTCTTAGGTCCGATACCATACAAGCCAATGATGTTATCAGCTTTGTCACCTGTAAGGATCTGAGTGTAGAAGAACTTAGCACCCTCACGTTCTGACATAGTGACTAAGGTACGGCGTGTAGGGTTGTAGTGATGACAAGGGATCTGAAGCATGTCCTTGTCGATAGATACTACAGTGGTGTCAGGCCCCTGATCGGTAGCCCATATGCCTAACAAGTCGTCAGCCTCTTCACCCTCTGACACAATGGCATCCCAGTTATCTATCATGTGTTGACGGATGGGTTGTAGGTGCTGAGGTTTTGGTGTGTCCTTGCGGTTACCTTTGTATGGGTAGGAGATAGCATAGTCGAACCTGAAGTTACCCTTACCTGTAAGGAATACTTGATAACCCTCAGGGTCGATCTCCCACATTACTTCCTCTAAGGCCTCCTCCATGATGCTGTCTAGCTTGTCTAGTGCATCCCCTACTGGGTCATTCTCACATGAGAAGGCTGCACGGTAGGCAAAGATGTCACCGTCAACCAGAACTTTGGTCATTCCATTTCTCCTAGTATATCTTTGAACACGTAGTCTATGCTTGTACCTGTGGCACCGCAGTATATTAGTAGCTTCAGCCCTAACTCTTGGGTTAAGGCTGCTGTCTTATCATCAAGGTCGAAGGTGCAGGTAGCACTGCCATCTTCATGTTCAGTCAACTCTGTGACTTTCATTGTACCTACCTCAGTCATCTAACAAAGCCTTCCAAGCCACAGGAAACAGGGGTTGCATGATAGTATTGATCTGATCGGCTACAACACGTGTCTCTGCCTGTGTGTCAGGCTTACACCGTAAACGACACATGTCAGCAAAGGCATCAAGGCTACCTGACCAGTACCATTCAGTCATAGTTGACTGTGGTAGTACCATACGTGCTTGCTC